AGAATTTTATGTAGAGAAATTTGATTCTATCAATAATGGTTATAACATTAGACAACCTGGAAATAATAAAATACATTCTGAAGAAAGCAAACAACGTATGAGAGAAGCACAAAAGGCTGCTCATGCCAGACGCCGAGAAGAGAATAATGGTGTAGAAAAACATTCTAGTCCAAGAAGTCATAAAGGTAAAACAGGTTTATGGATAAGTAACAAACGGGGTAAAGAAAGTACGAAATGGAAAAATAAAGGGTCTATGAGTTGGAAGTTAATAAACGGTAAACGTGTTTGGTTTATAAAGGAGAACGACAATTCAATGGTTCTATGACGGCCAAGTACGCCGATATCTTTCTCAAATAATTAGAATGTTAAGTGACTTTAAAATTAAAACGGCTGACGGTGTTGAAAAAGTTGTTCCTGTAATTTATGGAGATATGACTAGACAAGTTGGAAGCATTTTAAAAGATGGATCTGAAAACAAGTTGCTCTCAACTCCTCGTATTGCTGTTTATATGACAGATCTAGTATTTGATAGAGATCGTCTAAGTGATTCAAGTTTTGTTAGTAAATTTAATGTTAGAGAAAGACAAATAAACTCACAAACAGGAAAATATGATACAGAACAAGGAATAAATTATACAATTGAAAGATTAATGCCTACTCCTTATAAATTAACAATTAAGGCAGATATCTGGGCATCAAATACTGATCAAAAATTACAAATATTAGAACAAATTTTAGTATTCTTTAATCCTAGTTTTGAAATACAAACTACAGACAACTATGTTGATTGGACTAGTCTTACAACAGTTGAATTAACTGATTTAGTTTTAACAAGTAAAACTGTACCAGTCGGTGTCGATAGTGAGATAGATATTGCAACTATGGAATTTGAAACACCTATATGGATAACTCCTCCAGCAAAGGTTAAAAGATTGGGAGTTATACAAACTATTGTTGCTAATATTTTTACAGAACCAGCAGGCGAAATTGATCCTTATTTTTTACTTGGACAACCAGATTCAACTCAATATATTACACCAGGTTTTTTTGGATTGCTAGTTATTAACAATACAGCAAGATTATTAAATCCAGGAGAGAGTATTAGTAATGAAGAAATACCTCAAAAATATGGAACAAATGTAAATTGGTACAAATTACTCGACGAATATGGAAAATTTCGTGCAGGTACAAGTAGAATGTTTCTTAAAAAAGCAGATGGTACAGAAATTGTAGGTGCAATGAGTATTCATCCTACAGACGAATCCCTTGCTATAATTAATTGGGATCCAGATACATATCCTACAAATACAATTATACAAAACAGAGGAACAGTTGATGCTATTATAGATCCTCTAACTTATGCTCCTCCAACTAATATTGCTCCCGGTATTAGATATCTATTATTAGAATCAATAGGATCAACTATAAATTCTGATGGAGCAGATGCTTGGAAAAATAGAGATAATAGTGATTTCATTAGTGATGCTAATAATATTATCGAATGGGATGGATCAAAATGGAATATAGTATTCAATGCTGCATCTACTACAGACATTACCTATATAACTAATTTAAGAACTAGTATACAGTATAAATGGGACGGAGAAGCATGGACCAAGAGTTTCGAGGGAGAATACAGAAACGGACTATGGCGTCTGATGTTGTGACAAAAAAAATTCGTGGTAGTGGTGCTTTATTTCTCAGTCAAAATACTAAAAGATTTCTTTTATTACAAAAATCATCAGGAAAAAAAGAAGGAATTTGGGGATTAGTTGGTGGAAAAACAGAAAATGATGAATCTGTTTGGCAAGGCCTATGTAGGGAAATTAATGAAGAAATTGGATTCATGCCAGAAATAATTAAATCAATTCCTTTAGAAACATTTGTTAGCGACGATACACATTTTAATTTTCAAACCTATGTTTGTATAGTAAAAGAAGAATTTATTCCAATATTAAGTAGCGAACATAAAGGATGGGCATGGTCAGAATTAGATTCGTGGCCAAAGCCCGTACATCAAGGAATAAGAAATACACTACATAATAAAGTTATTAGAGCAAAAATTGATACAATTTTTGAATTTTTATCTCTATTATCTTAGGCTTGTGCTTCACCCCAACGAATAACTAAGTTAGCAGTAGCGGTTGCTGATGTAATATAAACATTAACAACAAGTATATCTGGACCGTTTGGAAACGCACCTCTACCACCAATTGGTGTATTAGTTAATTCTTTTAACTGAGATAAATCTAATGAGTCCTTGTTACTTGGTGAAGATATAAACGAGAAAACAGTTTCACCAGGAACAGCAAAGTTGTTTGCTTGGAATATTAAAGTGTTACCGCTAGTAACTGTACTTAATATATTCTGATTGAGTGTTAATACACCTGTACCTGTATTAATATTGGTAATATATGTATTTGACGAGATTGCACCACTTGAAGTTGAATTATATAGATAGATAAGTGTTGTTGGATTAGATGTCTGAAATGCTTGTAAAGTTGCTGCATTTGCTGAACTTATAGTAACTGTATTACCAGTACTTGTTGTTACAGCAGCAGCGTAACTAGTATTTAAACTGTTGTTCCAAACAAAACTAGTTCCTGTTGCAACCTGAGTAAAACTTGGTTGTCCACCTGGAGTACTGAGAACATTAGTGGAAGGAGCAAGAGAATACCAAGTTGCAGAACTGTAATTCTGAGGATTAATAACACCTTCAATAATAAATGCAGAGTTAGTACCAGCAGTACCGGCAGTAATTTCAATTGTTTGAAGTAACAACTGGGCTCTGTTAATTAATTCTCTATCTCCTAAATCTCCAACCTGTCCGTTTGATACACTAGGTGCTAATCGAATGCCAAATGCTGCCGCTCTAATAGGATTTGCTGTAACATTAGTCTGTTGGTAATTAAATATGTATCCACGATCACTATCAAAACCACCGTCTGTCATAAATGCAGATCCCCAGTGACTTATTTGAGGTGTAGCAGTTATACTTACTAAGGTAACTCCTACACCTGCTGCATGAGAACTAGCCGTACTGGCAGTATAGTTTCTTGTTTGACCACCAGAAAAATTACTTAAAGTTGCTGCTCGACCTAATCCGCTTATTACGCCAGTAGATGTATTAATAGAAGTATAAGAAATTAATTCATAATCGATATACAAAGTACCACTTGGTGGAAATCTATAAGCATCTGATGACTGAATTGTTAATGTTGTATCAGTAGACCCTATAGCATTAACTAGAGTACTTCTTCCACCTTCATTAATAACTTCATATCGAACAGGTTGGTTACCTGATCTCATATATGCTTCATTATTAACGTTACTTTGTTTCATTCTATGAACTAAAATAAATCTAGATTCTGGACCTCTTAAGAAGAATTCAATAAATCCAGCGCCATACCATGACCATTGCATTCCAATCATCTGCATTTTATATGGTGTTAGATTATAACCACTTGGATTAAACGGACCTGCACTACCATCGCAACGATCAACGTTCCATTGTGATTGAGGAACTATAATATCTCTAACTCCTGCTGCAATAACTCCAGTATAAGAATTTATACCACGATAGTCTGGAGTTATATATAACTGTGTTTGAGATGCAATATTTGTAACAATATGTGTCATTCCTTTGATTACTATACGATCACCCACTTTTAATTGATCTTGGAATCTAGTACTAGATCCTACAATACTATTTGAATCTGGGTTTACAGCAATAGTTCCTGCAATTTGATATGTTGCTGCTCTTCTTCCAACATACATTGATATTCCATCAAACATCCAAAACATACCATTTTGATCATCAAATGTTCCTGCACGAACTGTTGATCCATGCCATCCTGTAGTATTAACTAAACAAGGATTTTGCAATATTGGAGAAACTGATCCTAAAACTTGATACGCGGTAACAGTAAATGTTCTTTCATCAACTATGCTTTGAACAGTATATTGTCCATTGTATCCGCTAGTTACTATTTGTGATAGACTTACCGAAGCACCTACTTGTAAACCGTGATCTAAGTTATCAGTGACTACAGTTATTGTACTGCCGATCGCTGTGCCTGAAGCTGTAACGGATCTAATGTCATAATTAGGTGCAAATAAAGCACCAGTATTATACATAATTCCTTTACCTGATTGATAACGGATATATTTTTTACTTTGACGTATAGCATGTGCGCCATGAGCAGGTCCACCTGTTCCTAAAGCAACACCTCCGTCTAGAGGTCTATGAATGTAATAACAATCGGGTCTTGCATATAAAGCCGAAACTATAATTGTTCCTGTAATTGTTCCTATGCCTCTAGCACTAAATGATAGTGTAGTTGGACTGTTTATTTGTTCTATCCAAAATCCGCCTTGTGCCAATGTGTGGTTATTTGTTCCGTTATCTGAACTCACAGTAACGAGTATAGTATCTCCTGGAATAAATCCATGAGGATTTGCTAAACTTAATGTAATTAATGCTGCACCATTTAATCCTGTACCATTTACATATGTTGCAGTCGGTCCTGCACTACCGACACTTGCTCCTGTATAAAATGCTTCTCTTCTTAATTGAACGATACCACTATAAAGAGTATCACCATTGTTATTTCCAACTTTAGATTTAGAATAATATGTAAAAGTTGTACTTGAAGGAACTGTATAAACTAGGAAAGAACCTTCTGCGCGGTTGAATCCAGGAACAGTATTTAAAAGACCTTTAATATTAATTGGAGTCAATGCTGAATAACCGTGTGCAGTTGAAGTTGTAACTGTAATTAATGATGAACCAAGACCACTAAAAGGAACAGAAGCATCAGTTGTTACGTTTGTTACTGTTAAATCTGATCCAGGAATTTCATAAGTTGATGGATATCCTCTTAATTGGCTAACTGTTAGCCATTTAGTTGGTTGTAGACCGTATTCAAAGTCAGCATCGAGCATTGATTGTGGACTTGCAACACGCATACGTTCGATAGCATCTGTACCAAATGGCCAAGGGCGAATTGTTTGTGATTCTTGATCGACAAAAATTTGTAAATTTTCTGTACTAGAATATGAAGAAGTATTAAAATTAGTAAAAGTTAAAGTAGTATATCCATCACTGTCTTGTGTTATATAAGGAAAGTTTGTGTTAGTTCCAGCAGTAAATGTAACTGTTGCACCAGTTGTAGAATCAGCAAAATTATAAAGTATTTGATTTCTTACAGTATTAGTAACTAATAGAAATTGACTCAAATCCCATCTTCCAGGAATTTGTATATTTCCTACTCCTGCTGCTCCTGGTGTAAAAACATATGTTCTTATTAGTCGTTTTGCCATTATTAATTCCTTTTAAGACAGTGCAATCGATACTGCTATTGATTTTGCATCAACATACTTTTTATTAACAAGATGTGTTGCAGATGTTGGTAAAGTTGCTTGAATTCCTATTCCATTAATTGTTAAATTATTTGCTATATTTAGTGAATCACCGATACCCACCCCTCCAGAAATTACTAATGCACCAGTGGTAATTGTAGTTGATATAGTTGTAGAACTAATTATATGTGTAGCCGATGTATTCGATAAGGTAAGAAGACCAGTTGCTGCTAAAGTACTAAAATTACCAGTACCAGCAGTTACGGTACCTATATTTGTATTATTAATTGTTCCCACCGATGTTGGTGATAAAGATAAGTTTGATGTTACAGTTAAAGAAGTAAATGTTCCTGCTTTTGGAGTTATTGATCCAATATTATAATTATCTAGTGTACCTGTAGTAGCAGCAACAGATTTTAAATAAGGAATACTAGAATTATCTGTTAAAGTTCCACTAATAGTAACATTTGTAAACGTAGCAGTTTGTGGTGTAGTGGAACCAATAGCAATATTGTCCATAGTTCCTGCTGCATTTGAATTAATTACTACTGTACCTCCAGTTCCAGAAGTAATATTAACCATACCGCTAGTTCCAGAAGTTAAGGTTATTGATCCAGTTGATGTTAATGTTAATTGAGTTCTTGCATTAAGAGTTACAGTTCCTCCACTTGTAGATACTGTACCATTTACAGTTAATGCAGTTAATGTTCCTGTTTGTGTTAGACTGCTAAAAACAATGTTGCTTGGTAAAGTTGTTGTTGATGCTGTAATTGCAGCACCGTTAACTTGAAATTGTCCTGTAATATTAACGTTTCCGTTTGTATCAACAGAAAATCCTGGAGAAATGAATCCATACTCGGATTTTAGTGGTAACTGGTTAACTGACATGATTTCCTCTGGTTAGTGTTATATTTATGCTTTACTCAAGCATATATATAAGCATCCCCATTCCAAACAGCCTTAGTAATACGGATATTACTAAATCCACTATATGTTTGTGTAGCGTCAACACTATAAAAACTACTATCAAGATATACAGTATTTCCTGTTCCATATGATGCGCTATAAAGTAATGTTGACCCATTCCAGTGTTTGATATTTCCGCTAAGATCATAGGAAATATAAAACCTCTTTGTGGGATCCCAACCTGTGCTAACGTTATTACTAATTCCGTTATTATATACTATATAAGAAGTCTGTACATAAGCATATGAAGTATAATCTAGAGTTCCATAATTTGCATCAGTATTTGGATCAGTATTCCATCCCATCATAGCATAAGAAAGTGAATTATCAGTAACACCTGCTTGTTTAGTAAACTCTATTGTACAAGGAGCAGTATACGGAGTGTTTGAATTTATTTGATTATCCCAGTTGTTTGCTCCACTTGTTTTAAATGCACTTATAGTATTAGTTCCGTTTCCTGTAACAGTCATATTTCCACTAATAGCATTAAGAGTTATAATATCGTATAGAACATACGGTTTTTTAGAAATACCTAATTGATTTACGCCTCTCATTGATGATAATAATGTCATGTTATAATACCCATTATGCAAATCCTGGATTTTGTGATCCAAGAACTGTCCAACCACCGCTTCTTCTTATAAGAGTAAATGCCCATATATCTGTTTTATTAGCATTACCTATAGGAGTAGTAAATCCTCCTGCCCATTTAATTGTAGCAGCAAGTCCTTCGATAGTACATCCAGTTATTTTATAAGCAGTTGATCCTTGAGGAACAACAATAGTCATCGAAATAGCTCTACCACTAGTAGTAGGTAAATTAAGGAATGATGCCGTCCAGTCTTGTCCAGGATTAGATGTATGATAAAAAATTGATCCAGATTGGAAGTTGTATGAAACTGTAGCACCACTTGCTACATCAAAAACTGTTTCAGATGTTCTGTTTAAATCACTTAATCCGGTTGCATAAACATTTGATGTATTAACATTGTTTGTTACTGTTATACTATCTGTAAAAGAAACAGTAGTGAAAGTGCCGCCTCTAGGAACAATTGAACCAAAAGTCATATTGTCAATTGTACCTACTGAAGTTGGATTGATAGCAACTGTTCCAGTTCCCGATGGACTTATAGTAACATTACCAGTACCTGTTGGACTTATAATAACATTAGCACTTGCAGGACTTAGTGTAGTAGTACTAAATGATTTAAATCCTTGTAAAGCATTTAATGTATTTGATGTATCAATTGTTACAGCATCTGCTCCACTATTTGTAACAAATCGAATATTATTTGATACAAATGTTCCTATAACTAAATCGCTAGAAGCAGATGCAAGATAAACAACTCCCGGTGCATTAATGCTAGATGTTCCTAAAGTTCCAGTCCATCCGCTACTGTTAATGCCCAAATTACCATAGTTTGTAGTAGCAGTTCCTTGATTATTGCTTACAATAAGATTAGCAGTTGCAGATGTTCCTGAAGAATTATTTTCTATAATAATTTGATTGTAACTATTAGGAGATGACGTGAAACTTGCTAATATATTCACATCAGTATATCTTATGTTTCCATAATTAAAGGCTCCATAATTATTAAGTCCTGATACGTCTATTGTAGAAGTTATATTTGAATTAGAAGTTATTGTTCCAGTTGATAATGTAGTTCCGTTCACTGCTAATGAAGTATTAACTGTCGTTCCGTTATTAAACGTTGCGCCATTGTTAACAGTTAATCCATTATTAACTAAGATTCCAGTATTTGCTGTAATCAAACTAGATGCAGTAATTGCTCCAGTAAAAGTTGATGATCCTGAAACTGAAAGTGTAGGTAATGTTCCTAATCCGATATTAACTGTATTACTTGATGCATTTGTTGTAAGAGAGATACCGTTGCTTGATGAATAAGTTAAGCTACTACTAGCAGTTGCAGGAATTAAAGTTGGTTGTCCTGAAACTTGAATATTTTGAAAGAATGGAAATGATGAAGTAATTGTTACAGATTTCGAAGTACTATTAGTTGTAAGACTAATTCCTGTTCCAGCGACAAAAGCAAGAGTGTCACTCGAAGAAGTTGCATAAACTGTTGACTGCCCAGAAACTGCAATTTGTCCAAAAGTTGTAGGAACTGTGTTAGTTGGGGGTACAGGTATTGATCCAGGAGGAAGATTTGTTACTGTGGTAGGATATGATAGGGGTTGCATTGTTTCATTATAAGAAACAGAGAAACTTAATTTTGCTCCAGAATATCCTGTATTTGCTGTAGCAGATAGTGTTAATTGACTATTTGAAACTGTAGCAGATAATGTAACTAGTTGATTATCAATACTTGTTCTACCATATATTGAATAAGTTGCTTGTGCTGGTCGAGCAATAACTAGAACATGCATACATTCTTTGTGATTTGAATCATATTCAACTGTAATAAAATATGATGCGCTTGAGAAGTCACCTACATACCAAGTATCTATTGTAGTATTTGAATAAATTTGAATCCAAGGATTTTTGAAGGATATGTCCTTTTGTAATTTAATAGTATTTCTTGGACCTTGCAAAAATAGGTTGTTTAGATTAAGACTGCTCATGTATTATTCCTCACGTATATTTATCGAGGTAATAGAATAAGAAACGATGGTAATTTATTTAGAATATTAAACTGCAAAAGTAATTACAGAATATGAATATTGATCAGGAGCAGTACAAATAATCGAATAATAATAAGCCGTAATTCTACTAGTTGCTCCACCGTTTCCTGTTCCAATAAGAGTAGGTGTGATTCCGTTTACTATTAATGTTGGGTTGTATACTGTACCACCTTGTGATATTAATACCGTTACTGTAGTTTGATAGTTAATAGAATTAGGTATTCCTGTTATATCTAAATACCAAGTCGATGGAGCGTTAATAATTTGAGGAGTAGTTGTTTGTATATTTGTAACTGCTCCGTTTGCAGGATTACCACCACTAGTTGTTATAGTAAAAGTTGTAGAACTTGTTATACTTGTAATAGTAGTATTACTACCTAAACTGCCGCCGGCGCCGGTTCCTGTTATAGCCTGTCCAATAACTAGTCCTGTAGTTGTACCATTTGTAAGTGTAACAGTTGCGAATGTTGTTGATTGACCAAATACTGTTCCTAAAAGACCTATAAGGCTTGTAACAGAAGTTGTTAAATTAACAATAGTTCCAAGACTGTTAACAGGAACACTGATATATGTATAAGTTGTAGCAGTTACCGCCGCGGCTGCTGTTGATAAAACAACTGGTGGCCCACCTGGAGTTGCACTAACTTGAAAAGTAGTTAAAGTAATTGATCCAAGTATTACATAATAAACGATACTAGTACTCAATCCACCGATAGCAGAACCAAATGTTATTGCTTGTCCTTCTCTAACGAAACCTAAAACTGCTGCTCCTGTTGTAATAAGGTTAGTAGTTGCAGTTGTATTTGTAACACTTATAGATGTTGTAGATATAACGGGACTAAGAGAATAAACTCCTTGTTGTATTGCTTGTTGTTGAATTATTGGTGCTGTACTGATTCTAGGCTGTTTTCTCATTTTTACCCATCTTATAAGTTATTAAACTGGTTGAGCATAACCAAATACAGAGTACTGATTAGGTCCTGTGCATAAAATTGTATAATAATAAGCATTAGTTCTACTTGTTGTTCCTGAAGCACCACTACCAATTACTGTTACTGTATAACCGTTTACTAAAACTGTTGGATTATATGCTGTGCCACCTTGTGGTATTAAAACAGTTATAGTTATTGCAAAGTTAATTGATAGTGAAACACCAGTAAAATCTAAATACCAAGTATTTGCTGTAGGAGCGTTAGTCATCTGAATCAATGTTCCTACAGTATTAATAGGAATAGTAGCATATGTACCATTACCTGGTGCACCTAACGGATAATAATAATATCCTTGTTGTATTGCTGGTAATTGTATTATCGGTGCTGAACTAATTCTAGGTTGTTTTCTCATCTTTTTCTCTATAATGTTAATGTTGTGGGGGAACTAGTCCCCCACAATCTAAATTATTATACTGATTCTTGGATACCTATTGCTACCGCAGTTACCTGTGGCTGATTACTTGAAACATACAAGTAAGTATTTGGAGGAACAAGTATACCTGTTCTTTCAAATGTACCGTTTGGTGATAATGAAACATCGTGCTCAATAAAGTCAGTATATGACGGTAGTGAGTTGATTGTCATAATGTTTGTACCAGTAGCATAGTTACCTGGAACAGTACCAGATGCGTTTGTAATTGGCCAAGTTGAACCATTTAGTGTAGCCGATAGCATAATTCTTCTGCTATCAAGTACTGCTTTAACATAGTAATGTGGTATAGCATAGAAACCACCAACTGTTGACTGTGAAGACCAAGCAGCGGAGAATGTTACTGCTGTAGTGCTTGGCCAACTTGAAGCAACTGTAATTGTTGTAGTTGAAATGCTAAGAACATAATATGTCACGAATGGTGATACACCAGTTGAAGATGTAATCGGTGATAGTGGGTTTGTAAACACTATCGGTTGACCTATTACTAGTAAACTAGCTGCAGATGTGTTCAATGTAATGTTACCGTTTGTAGCAACTGCTGTTACTATGAACGGAGTACCTGGAACTGGAGCACCGTTGAATGTACTTGTACCTGCTGTTGCACCTACACCAAACGTTGTACCACTATATGCTGTAAATGTTACAGGAGTGTTTGGTACAAAGAATGTATTTGTTGCACCCTGTGCTTGAGCAAGTGTAACAATGTTACTTGCAACGTTAACTATAGTATTACCTGCTGTTTGTGTTACAGCGGACGGTACTGTTAATGTTAAACCACTTGCAGTTGCAGCAGATGTTGAAATCTGGAATGTATTTGGAGTTGGTGTTGCCAATACAAAGTAAGTTGAGTAAGGTATTAATGATGAACCTAAGTTACTTACAATTTGCATTGTTAAAGTATTAGTTTCAGTTACCCAAGTTATTACAGTACCACCTGGTGTTGCACTTAGAGTAAATGTATTATTATCTAAGATAGCCTTAATGTAGTAAACTGTACCTGGCTGTATAGTACCACTTGTTTGGCTAGTATAACCATAACCTGTGAACACTACTGCTTGGTTAGCACTTAATAATATTGTACTATTTGGAGTATATAGATTCTGTCCGTTAACAATAGTTACGTTAATCTGTGCTCCAGTAAATGCAATTGGTTGTGATGGACCAATTACGTTTGACATATTTGTTAAGTAGTTTGCAGTTGATCCAGTCATAGTCATATAACCATATGTTGTGGTTGAGATTGCAAGTGATGTGCCTGCTAACGCATTAGCTAACGATGAAGCTAATGTAAATGTTGTAGAACTTGGAATCGAAGCAACATAAAAAGCTGGATTATATGCAACGGTATAGCTACTAGTAAATGAAATATATCCAGTTCCTGTAACTAACATTGGTTGACCTACCGTCATTAATGCTGTCGACGGTTGAAGTGTAACAGCACCAGTACCTTGTGTTAGAATAGCAACTTGACCACCCCAAGTTTGTGATACTGTAAACTGTGTTGCGTTAATAATTTGAACAACATAGTATGTTGTAGCAGATGCTAGTGAACCAATAGCCGAACCAAATACAACTGGCATACCAACTGCTAGTGCAGATGTACTATAGCAAGTGATATAGTTTGTACCGTATGATGTATTTGTAACAATAGTTAAGTTACCAGTAGTGAACACGTTTGATGATGTTGTACCACTATAAATTGGCATTGGCTGTGTGATCATTACGTTTGACGCAACAGTCCATGTTGATAGTGGAACCATTATCATAGCCGCCGTAGTACCAGTATTGTTAACTGCTGAGAATGTAAATGCCGAACCGCCAGGTGTAGTTGATACTGACAATGTGCCACTCATTGGATTAGTAAATGTAGGGTTAACATAGTAAATTGTACCCTGTGTTAAGCCTGCAATCATTACACCACCAATAGTTGGATAAAATACAACTGCTTGGTTCTGTTGTAATCTTGCTAAACTTTGTACAGCTGACATAGTACCTGTTGTAGTCTGTTGTGTTAGTGCAACACCGTTTGCTGTCTGTAGAACAGTTGTACCGTTTGTTGCAATACCAATTGACCCAACTGGTGCAGTAGAAATAATAAATCTTTTTTCGTCATATACAGATACTACATAGTAAAGAACGTTATTTGATAAAAATCCGATCGATGTACCTGTAAACGATAGAGCCATACCTGGATACATTGCAAATGTGTTACTTGCTGTAACAAGCATCTGACCACCGTTAATTGCGGCAGTAGCAGTTACAGAAAAACTTTCAGTTTGCAGTACTGAAGTACCGTTGTTAGTTGAGTTAAAACTAAGAGATCTATAAGAACCAACTTGTGCCATCATAAAGCTTGGTGCTGTAGCAGTTGTTGTTGTGAGTGATAACTGTGTGCCTACACCACCTGACTGAGTACTGACAACAAATGTTGTACTACTTACTACGTTAGTTACATAGTATGTTACAGCATAGTTAGAAGCAGCAGTCAAACCACCTAATAATGTACCAGTAAATGTTACTGGTTGATTAATCTGTAAGAATGATGTTATTTGGTTCATTGTAGTACTACCGGAACCTGTAATAATCAAGTCTGGTCCGCCAAAGAACTGTGAAATACTAAATGTGGTAGTTGACTGTATCGAAGAGATATAGTAAGTAATACCACCTGTAATACTACCAGTATTTGCAGCAAATGTAATTGGTTGTCCAAGTACAAATGCTGTTGTACCACCTGATGTTGATATTGATATCAAGTTTGTACCTGATGCACCTAGTGAAACGCTGTAAGCCTGTGTAGTTAAAATGTTAGTACTTGTTGTTGTAGCACCAATAGCAAGAGTTGGTGTTACGTTGTATGAATAAGCAGTAGCAATACCTGTTGCACTTAACGGAACAAGAATACAGTTACCACTAGCACCTGTTAATACAACTGGAGTACCTGGAGTTGTAGTGTAAACGTTAAATGTAGTAGAACTTGCAATTGCATTTACATAGTAAACAGTTGGGTTAATAAGACTGTTAACTGAAGCAGTTAAACCACCAAATGTTGTACCAACAAATATTACAGGTTGTCCAACTGTAAGTGATGCAGTACTTGATATTGTAATATAATATGGACTAGATCCTGATGTAGCAGTTACTACAAGTGGTGCAACTGCTGGTAGTGGAAATAGTCCTAAACCAGACTGTGTAACACTTGAACCTACTCTTGAAAGTATAAGTGATGTTAAACTTGGTGTACTTTGAACTACCCAGTTCTGACCATTAGTATTATATTGCTGACCGAATATACCTTGCTGTCCTGCAAACTGTGTTGAAGTAGTAGTTAAAGTAAGTGCAGATCCACTTGGAGTAGCTGATACTGTAAATGTTGTTGTACTTGGTGTACTTAATACATAGTAAGTTGTACCAGCAACAACACCACCAATACTAGCAGTACCTTGTGCCATATTACCGAATACAATTGGCTGACCAATTATTAAGTTGTTTGTAGTATTACAAGTTAATAAGTTACCTGATGAACTTGTACCAGTAATAGTTACAGTTGGTGAGTTCAATATAACAGTTTGGTTAGCGGAGTAACCAGATGTTGCTTGTTGAACTGACATCGTACCACTACCTGTTGTTAATGCTACAACTGGACCACCATATGTAGATGAAATATTAAACTGTGTAGTACTTGCAATTGAGTTTACATAGTAAACTGTATTTGCAGATACACCGCCTAATAATGTAGTACCTGTGAATATAATTGGTTGTCCAACTGCTAAGTTAACTGTATTAGCACAAGTTAGATAATATGTTGGACTTGTACTTGATGTAGCTGTTACAGTAACAGGATTTGTTGTGTAAGCAAATACGTCAACAATGTTATTAACAATTGGGTTAGCAAGAATTATGTTACCACCTGTTACAGTAGCAGTAGTTGCAGATGTACCGGCAACGTTTTGTGCTGTTGAAATTGTAAAGGTTGTAGTAGACACAATACTGTTAATAAAATATGTAGTACCAAATGTAATACCAGTTGATGTTGCTGTACTAAGTGGATAAGTAAATCCTTGGAACTGTATTTCTTGGTTAATGTACAATAGTGATGTAGCCTGTTGTACGTTTACAGAACCTGTTGCTGTAGCAAGAGCAAATGTATTTCCACCTAGTGTTGGTGAAACTGAAAATGCTGTTGCTGTTGGAATACTTGCAACATAGTAAATCATACCACTGACTAAGTTACCTAAAGCACCACTGAATACAACTGGCATACCTACTGTTAAAGCAAATGTATTTGATACAGTAATTAAGTTAGTTGTAGCTGTAGTTGCTGTAACTGCATAAGTCTGTGTTGCTAACTGGTTTGATGAAACACTTGACTGAATTGTTATTACTGGTCTTGGACCAATTAATGTTGGCATTGTACCAGTTGTTGCTGTTAATGTAGAGATCTGTCCAAATGGTGAAGTTGAAATTGTAAACTGTGTTGCAGATGGAATAGTTCTTACATAGTAAGTAGTATTAGTAGTAGTACCACCGAATGCTGTACCTGTTACATATATTGGTTGCCCAGCAAGAAGGTTAGTAGTTGCATGTTGTACTGTACTACTACCTGGAATACCTGCTGTTAATGGAACAATTGGACCACCGTATGTTGCAGATATCTGTATAGAGTTAGTTGGGTTATCATAATATGTGATGTAATAAGTTGGAACACCAGTAAATGATACTGTAGCAGTTGTTAGTGTAAGGTTTGTACCATATGGTGTTGTTGATACAGTAATATTTGCACCTGAAATCGATGTAATATAATAAACTGTACCTGTAATAATACCACCACCACTAGCACCAAACACAATTGCTTGACCAACATAAAGACCAGTAGCACTTGCTAATGTAATTACGTTAGTTCCTGATGTAGTTGCTGTAACTGATACAAATGCAACAATACCGTTCGAATTAGCAAGTGAACCACCGATAAAGAATGTAACTGGCTGACCTGTCATAAGTGGAACTGCAGAACCAATAACAACGTTAGTTGTAGTAGTGCTGCTTATTGAATATGTTGAAGTTGTATAAGTGTTGTTTAAAGGATAAACTGTACCAGTTGCAGTTGATGTTCCTAGTGTAATTGTAGGAATAACTGACTGGAATGTAGCAAGCATAGAACCTGCTGCTACAGTAGTTAATGTAAGAGGAGTTGGCGCACCATGGATGCTTGAAACTACAACTTGTGTTAGTGAAGGAACACTGTATACATAGTATACCTGTCCTGGAACTAATCCAGAGAATGTACCTTGTTGAGCCGTTACGGAACCTGAAGCATTGGACATGCCGTATACAGCACCACCCGATGTTTGGCTGATAGTAAATGTAGTAGTACTACCACCTGTAACTGCTGACACATAGTAAACTGTACCACCTGTAATAGTACCAATTGTTCCACTGAATACTATTGGCTGGTTTGCTACAAGATTTACAGTATTATTACAAGTAATTAAATTACCAGTTGACGATGTTGCTGTAACTGAAATTGTTACGGTAGCAAACTGCAACGGTTGGTTTGTTGCTAAACCAGTAGTTGCTTGAGACATTGCTACAGACTGACCTGTAGTAGTGATTAGAGGGAATGCTACACCGCCTTGTGTTGTTGAAACAACCAATTGTGTTAAACTGTAAACGTTTAATACATAGTAAACAGTATTAGCACTAAGTCCACCAACAGCAGAAGCAAATACAACTGGTTGTCCTGGAACAAAGTTTGATGTATTTGTTACAGTAATTAAGTTTGTACTTGCTGTAGTTGCTGTAACAGTTGTTGAAAAAGTGTTAAAATATGGTAATGCTTGGGCAGTTAATGTACCTGTACCAGATGTTAAACTTAATGCAGTACCACCTTGTGTTGCACTTACCTGGAATGTAGTTCCACCAAAACCACTTACAACATAGTAAGTTGTATTAGCAATAAGACCACCAATACTAGCACTGAATACGATTGGTTGGTTTGCTACTAAACCAGTTATACTAGTAGCAGTAATTAAGTTTGTACCAGTAGTTGTAGCACTAATGTTTAGAGTTACACCTGCTTGAGAACTACCAAAAACAAGTTGTGGAACTGTTGGAGGAACAAACGCCGATGCAACCATTGTACCTGTGGTAGTTGTTAAAGGAAATACTGGTCCACCTGGCCAAGTTGAAACAGTAAATGTGTTATTACTTGGAACTGTTGAAATATAGTATGGAGTATTTGGAGTAATATTACCAAAAGAAGTACCAGTGAAAATTATCTGCTGGTTAGTCTGAAGGTAGTTTGTACTTAGATACATTGTAACACCACTGATACTAGCATTAGTTGCTATTGAGAATGGATTACCGTTATAAGAAGTACTAACAGTAAATGTTGTAGAACTTAATACTGAGTGAACATAATATGTAATGTTAGCATAAAGAGCAGAACCAGTAACTGTTGCGTTGAATACAATTGGTTGTCCTGCTGTTAAGAGGTATGCGTTACCACTAGTTGTTAAATAACCAAAACCTAATGTACCTGAAGCAGCAGTTGATGCAGTAATCGAAAATGATGCTGTAGTTAATACGTTAGTTGATGCTGTTGATGCTATTACAGTAATACCTTGTAAAGTATTATAGTAGCCTGACTGAGCAGTTGTATTAAGTGCAATTGCTGAAGTCATTGCAGTTGGATACTGAGCGGTTTGTGGGTTAGCAACTGGAGTAACTACTGGAACGCAGGACATTGTACCAATTGCAGAAATTAAAGGTAATGTTGGACCACCTGGGAATAATGAAATAGTAAATGTTGTACCATTTGAACCACCTGGTAAACTTGCAACATAATAGTTCATGTTATAAAAAGCATAACCAAATGTAGTACCGTGGAAGTTAATTGGCATACCAACTGACAGGTTAGTTACAGTTTGTTGGACAATCATAGGAAATGTACTAGTAGTTAACATTTGAACTGGTCCGTTCCAAATTGGAGAAACAGTAAATGTTGTTGAACTAGGAATAGTTAGGATATAATAAACTGTACCTGCTGTTAAGTTACCAACCGAAGCACTGAATACAACTGGTTGACCAACTGTAAATGTTGCAGTACTTGATACTGTAATAACGTTTGTATTTTCAGTAGTTGCTGTAACAACATATGATGCTGTTGAAAATGCATTAGTAATTGCTGATGCAGTATCAATTGTTAAAACTTGTTGTGTTTCAACAAGTGTTGATGCTGCACTCTGTTGTGCAACAAATGACTGCGATCCATGAACGTTTGAAACAACTTGTGATCCAATTGGGGTATTAGTTAAAGCAACTCTAACTCTGGCATCATATGCTGCTCTGTTAGTGATGTTGGTATTAACTACGGTATTTGTAGTACTTGGGTTTGTACTTGGTAGTGGAACTAACTGTTGGTAATTGAATGGATTACCGTTTAAGTCTTGTGCGCCATATTTTGCCGCTGTTGTCATTTATTATACTCCTAATATATCCTTGCGCCTTATTTACCAGGCATTTGTCCATAATGTATTTAGTGATAATGTACTTCTAGCTCTAGTCAAACTTGAAGAAGCAGCATCAATTGCTGTTTGAACGTTTGTTGCTGCTAAACCGGATGTTGCATTATTATAGTAAATGTCTGATGCTGCTGCATTGACCAGATGATAACCTAAACTATTAACACCGCCGTTTATGATTTGATAACGAAGATCAATATATGTTGTTCCGTTATCTAATGTCTGAACAGCACCCGTTGAGTTAATAACTACAGCTCCAATCCAAACAAAATCCATGTTAGGTAAACCAACAAGACTTGTGTCTCTTGGTTCAGTTGATGCCGACTGTCTTGCAGCGGCAAGTGATGTGAATACTTTTTGTCCTACAAGTTTCATAACACCACCACGTATTTTATCACTTGTAGCAATAAAATATGTAACTGTGTACTGACCTGTTGTGAGTGTTGTTAATGCACCCGAACCGTTATATTGTGCAGTACCACCTGTTAAATAACCAAAGTTATTATCAGCAGTACCTACAGTCCATACTCCAGCAATATTATACAACCAATAGTTAGTTGATAGTGATGCAAAAGTATGTGTTAATTCTTGTACTGCGGTAGAACCTGCTACTGTATTAGTATATGTGGTAGCACCTGATGTTGCACCAACAACACCTAAACCAGTCTTATATACAGCACCAGTAGAGTTAATCAAATAACGGTGAACTGTACCTGGCATATTAATTCCGAGTGTTTTTCTCGAAAATACAGCAAATGTGTTAGTGCTATCTGTACCTGTTGCAACTGCAAATAGTGCTAAACTTTCATAATATGAGTCTTGAATAGTTCCAGATGTATAAGATACTATACCACTTGGTCCAAAGAAGAAGTAATTAAGATTGTTTAGACTTGCGTATGTTCCAGTTATCATTGATGTATAAGTGTATTGAATACCACTTACCCATACTGTAAATGAAGTCTGTCCGCTAACTGGATATATTACAATAGTTCTAGCACTTGCAGCTCTTGCATATGATGTACCAGTACCAAATGTTGAGTCTGCTCTTGTAGTTGCAGTTAAGTTTTGATCTATCTTAACAATGTTAACACCGTCATTTGAAATTTCAACTATACCAATGCTAGTAAGACTGCTGAGATTGAAACCATTTGGTAAAAGTGTTGTTGTACGACCATTATCAACATACGTCTTAACAGCAGATTCAGTAGGAACACTAAGGCTACTATTATTAACTAAAGTTCCATCTGTAGAGAACTTAGTGATAGTTGCTCCAGTTAATGTACCAATTGCACCTAGTTGTAAGGATGATGCACCAGTTATAGCAAATGCTGCTGGATTAAGTGTAGCAACACCTGTTTGCTGATTAACGTTAAAATAACTACCAATTTTAACGTTTCCGTATTCGTTGATTGATTCGTAGTATACTCTACCAGGTAATCCTTGAACAATTTCGTTTGCTGGAGTTGGACCTGATAACGGAGTTCCTGGATAGTTTGTATTTGTTACACCACCTGTACCAACATAGAAGAACTCATGTGCTTCTGCTTTAACAACTGATGTTTGAGAACGGAAAGATGCTGATGTACTATTTGCATATGTTGTAACAGTAGTGGATGCTAAAAGAATTGTTATTACTGTTGACGAGTTAACCCAAGTTCCGTTAACTGCTTGAACAACATAAGAATCTGTACCGTTTAATGTAATAACACTACCAGCAACAGGTTGTGCAGTTAAAGTATTCAATGTAAATGAGTTACCTGTTTGATTACTTAATGCACCTGTAGTTACTGTACCTGTACCACCACTAGTAAATGTTAGCAAGTCATTAACATTAAATGTTCCTGTAGCACTAGTAACAAATACTTTATTTTGTGTTAGTTGGACACCGATAACTGTAGCAGTACCACCACTAGTTACTGAAGTAACAGTATCACCTACGTTAATATTACCTGTGTTATATGTAAAGTTTAATTGTTGTCCAACAACATTACCAGTAATTGCAGTTTCTGAAGATAGATAACCTCTAGAAGTTAAACCATAAGTACCCCAGTTTGTTTTACAATTGTTAAGTCTTATAAAACCACCATTTGTAGCAGCATAACTGAAATAGCAATATGATGTTGCGCTTGTAATTACTTCAGGTCTTGCATTATTTGTAGCCCAAATACCAACACCTGTATCACTTTGAACGTTAAAATAACGGAAACTTGCTGTTTTTAATCCAGTAACTACTGAACCATCTAGATAAGCACCGATTGCTCCTGAAGCCGTACTTGTTGTACAATTTGAAACACTCGGTGGTCTAGTAATTGCTCCTGAATTAAATCCAATATAGATACCTTTAGGAGTTGATGTTGTAATGTCGTTTGCTGTTCCACCTGGAACCCAACCAGTCATATTCTGGAATGTCATTTCACGAAGAGAAGTATTATCACTTAGTTTAAACATTGTTGATTGATTGTTTGGAATTAAACCAGTTAAGTCACCGTATTGTGTAGCACTGATTGATCCTGTAGCAGTTCCTGGATTAAAAACTGAACCACCTGATGTTAAACTTACTTGGAAAGTAGTTGCACCAAAACCACTTACAATATAATAAACAGTACCTGCAACAAGATTACCTAGATTAGCACTAAATGTTATTGGTGCATTTGCTATGAAACTTGCTGTACTACTTGCTGTAATTAAGTTACCAGTTGATGAAACTTGAGTAACTGTAGTTGTTACGCTAGTTCCGCTAACTGGATTAACAAATGTTGTTCTAACGTTATCACCAATAACTGCAACACCTGCTGGAACAGTAATTGGAAGAAATTCATTATATGTTCCTGATTTGACAAAAATTGTGTATCCTGAACTTGCTTGAGTACAAGCATATCTAATACTTGCAAAAGGTAATGCTAAACTTGTACCATAACCACCTGAAACACTATCAACACCACCTGGACCAACATAAAGAACATTAGTAGAACCAGTTGGGTTCAACCAACTAAGAGATGCACCTCCCGATGCAACTGTTAATGCTGTTCCTGGAGTTGAGTATGATGGAGGAGAGAATGAATTATATTGTACAAATATCTGCCAATAACCCGCACCTAAATCAGTACTAAAAGTACCGCTAGAAGTATTATCTTGTAGTGCAATATAAACAGATCCTGATGGACCAACAACTAAGTCGTTTACATAATAAACAGTAGAAGAAGCCCAAGTATTTCTCCATGCTAAGCCACTAGCAAGTATTTGCCATTTGCTTGCGCTTAAATCTGATGAAAAAGTACCTGATGTATGTGCTATTAATGAAATGTATACATTTGCACCATGTATTACAATTTCGTCAACGTTATATGATGTTGAAGTTACCCAAGTACCTCTGTTCTTAATACCAAAAGATAATTTTGACCAATATGTAGTTCCATATTGTGTAGCACTAATTGAGACAGGTCCTGCTGTTGATAAACTAAATGCTGTACCGCCTATTGTAGAACTTACTTGAAATTGTGTTCCTGAGAAACCTGATAAAATATAATAAGTTGTACCTGCTACAAGATTTCCAACACTAGAAGCAAATACTATTGGCTGATTAGCTGCTAAACCTGTTGTGCTACTTGCTGTAATTAAGTTTGTACCAGTAGTTGTAGCAGTAACAGTTATTGTTACATTACCCGGTGTTTGATTAGTATTGTCTGATAGTGCTTGATATAGAGAACCACCAAATGTAATAACCTGACCTAATTTATATGCAGTTGATGAAGTCCATGTTCCTGCATAGTTATATCCATAATTAAATACTGACCAATATGAAGCTGAAGTGCTTGGTGTTTGACCTGTATTATCTTGTGTAGCAATATAAATGTTTGCACCATAAGAAGCTAAATCATTAACAAAATAATTTGTTGAATTTGACCATGTTCCTCTATTAGAAAGACCTGACGATAATACCTTCCAGTTTGATCCTAATGCAGAAGGATAAACATTGATATTTGCTTGTAATGCATAGTAAGTTGTACCACCATAAACAACAATATCGTTTGGATTGTATTGTGTTCCGTAACTAAATGTTCCTCTAACATTTAGACCATATGCTACTATTGACCAATATGTAACATTAGTTGGATACTGATTAGTATTATCAAGAATAGCAACATATGTATTACCACCGTATTGAACAACACTACCTACTTTGTATGTTGTTCCGTAACTAAATGTACCTTGATTACTATAACCAGTTGTGTAAACTGACCAATAACTAGGGCTAGACGGCGGAACTTGTCCTGTATTAGTCTGCAATGAAACGTAAGTATAACCACCATAAGTTACAATACTATCTGCTGAGTATTGAGTAGAATTGTTCCATGTATTAACAAATTGAGTTCCTTGTGCAAAAATTGTCCAATACGAAGATTGATCTGTAGCAAAATTTGAAGAACTAGTATTTGCAGTTGTACAAATAAATGTAATAGCACCAAATATAATAATATCATTAACATTATAAAGTGTTGCCGGTGTCCAAGTACCTCTCCAAGAAATACCACCTGCTAATAAATTCCAATAAGCCGAGTCACCTGCAAAAGTTGCGCCGGAAGTATTTCCTGTAACACAAATATAAGATTGACCACCATTTCTAACAACGTCACCTATTTTGTATGAAGTTGCTGTTGTCCATGTTCCTTGATAAGAAAATCCATCAGCCATTAATGACCAATAACCACTAGCAAGATCTGTATAGAAAGTGCCGGAAGTATTTCCTACCAAACATACATATGTTTTACCACCGAATCGAACAACATCGTCTTTAACATAGCTAGTACTAGTAGTCCATGTTCCCTGCCATACAAATCTCAATCTTCCTATTTTAAACTCAGCCATTTTCTTATACCTTTATCTTGAAATTTTGTTGATATTTTTATTTATCAACATTTTTTTGTATTCAGTTGTCATTATTTATACGTTTCCTGCTGAAGGATATGTATGTACCTGTCCTATTACTGCTGTTAATTCACCATTTGAGTCAATGTAATAATACATACTTCTATTATCCCAACGATATTGTTCATAAGTTAAATTAGAATAAACTAGATTATGATTTACATCTCTACCCTCAAAGAAGTCTGTACCAAACTCAAATTGATCATAATTTCCCGAAGTAGGTCCAGGATTATTAATTGTAATTGTATCAGATTGTTCTAACTGATCAATTCTAACAAAATAAAGATCACCTTGATCTGTTCTTCTTAACCCGTAGAAATATCTAGGTTGTCCACCTAATAAATCATTTTGAGTTATTGCATTACCACCAAGAAAATAATCAGTCATGTTCTATATCCTTATACTATCTGCACATAAGAAACAATAGCATCTATAGATGTCGGACTATCTGCTATTGCCGACAATACATTTGATGCTCCTAAAATTAATTTTTCACCGCCATTTACAATTTTCATACTGGTTCTTGGAGGTACCATTACATTTTTTATATAGTATCCTGTGTGACTAGAAGCATCTGTAAGAGTAACACTTACTTTAACTAAACTTTCTGTAGTGTTAGCTAAACTTAAACCAATAATAGTAATCGAAACGTTTGATGCTGCTGACACTAATGTTGTTGAGCTTGTTCCGATATTTGGTACTACTGAAGTTAAAAATGTTGTTGCCATATTTTTATCCTAACATTAACGCTATCTGTACTGCAATTTGCTGGGCATCGTTATAGGAAACACCGATAGATGATCCACCTGCCGAAACCCATGATGCTCCGTTCCATACTTCAATACGACCATCGTCTGTATTATATCTGGAAAAACCTATTTCTGGTACTGAAGGTCTTCCTAGACTGTTTCCAGAAGGTATAACAAAACCACCAGTACCACTTATTTTAAAATATCCTGTTCCGCTTTGTGAAATAGTTGTAATACTATTGGAAACAGTATTAGTAATTGAACTACCATTTATTCGAAAATATTCTATATTAATATTTCCAGATGATGAATTAATAGTTAAATCTGTATTTGATGTAGTTCCTATAACGTTGTTACTGATGTATGTATTACCAACAGTAACTCCATTAACATTAAATCTTGTAGAATTTAAATCTGCAACTTGTGTATTACCTATATAAAAACGGAATGTTTGATCACCTGCTCCAGGTGTTAATTCTGGTGTTATATAAGTTGTCTGAGCGACATCATATAATCCATTTAATACAATCCAATTAGAACCATTATAACCTTCATAATTATGATTATCAGTATTGTAACGGATCATCCCTGCTACAGCAGTAGGTCTTTGTAAACTTGTTCCAGATGGTAATTGTAATGATCCTGTTGAAGATATATTAACTATTTTACCTGTACCAGGTGTAATGATAAAATCATTGCTAGAAGATACAGAAATAGTATTTTGATTTATACTAAAACTACCAATATTAACAGATCCAGTTCCGTTTCCACTCAAATAAAGATTCGAACCTGTAGAAATTGTTTGAATATTATTATTGGTTATATTAACATTTGATATATTTGCAGTTTTAGCGTATATATTACTCCACGAATATGAAGAATTACCTAAATTATAAGTATTATTTGCTAAAGGAATAAGATCACTTGCTATGCTGCCAACGAAATTTATTGTATTTGAAGACGATGATCCAAGTGTTATATTTCCGTTTATATTTGTAGTACCTGAAACAGTTAAAGAACCTGTTACATAAGTATCATTTTGTAAATTAATAGTATTATTAGCTGCACTAAGATTAATGTTACCTGATGTACTACTAATTGTATTATTTGCTACTGTTAAATTTCCTGTAGTAATTTGATAAGGAGTAATACTTGACGAATTAGATCCATTAACTAATGTTATGCCGTATGGTCCATTAACTCTAAGATTAACATTATTAAATGCAACATCATTAGTTTCTTGATTTACATAAAAAAGACCACCTACTCTAAAATCACCATTGTGATTAGTATCAGTATAAACTATAAGAGCATTATTAAGACTTACAATTTCATTTGCTTGAATTGCTGTTGTTGGATCATTGCTATCATTATTTCCAGAACCAACATAAAAAACACTCTGTGTTAAAAGATCAATATAAACACCAATTCCGTTACCAACTACACCATAATTTCCGTAGAAGTTTCCAGAACCTACTGCTCTAATTTCTGCTCCAAAATTTCTATAATCTGCTAAAGTTATATATTGAGCAGTTGCTCCAGTACTAAATCTAATATCTTGTGTTTGTAAAATTCCATTAACAGTTGTTGCTTGAACAAATCCAGGAGAATATCCAGAAATATATATTTTTCCATCTGTTCCTATTGAATAGATAGTTCCGGTAGCTACTACTGATCCACTTACATAATAACTTATAGTACTTCCAACACTATAAGATCCTGTTGCACCACTAACTCTAAGAACTGTGTATGCATTGCCAGCGCGACCTTGTGATGAGGAAACATAAGCATAAATTCCTCTATTACTATAATATGTATTTGAATTTACAATTTCTAAACGAACACCGTTTGTTGCGGTTATACTATCCACACCTGGAGTTATAAAATTAGTGCTATCTACTAAGCAAGAAACATAATTGCTAGTTGAATCAGCAACTGATCCATCAAAATATATTCCTTTACCTGCATCTCCAGTTAAAAATCCTTTAGGATCTGAGTTGCTTGTAACAGATCCAGATGTAATAACAAAAACATTTCTAATATAAGGTGATTTTGTTGTTACTTTAAATCCATTTTTTAATTTAAAAGCGTATCCTGTATTTGCAGAGGAATTATAATAAAAATTCTTTATTGTTAAATCTTCAACAGTTGTTTGCCCATCTATTAAGAATACGTCATTACTGCTTGTAGAAGGTGTCGGAGTAATTATAACAGTATTTGGTTCAATACCTTTAATAGAAACTCCAGAAGGTATAGATAAAGGTAATATTTCTTGATAAGTTCCTGGATATATGTAAACTGTAGTTCCAGAAGTTGCTTGTGATAAAGCATATTGTAGTGTTGCATATGGACTATTTTGAGAAATACCGTTGTTAGAATTACTACCATTTGTAGCAACATAGAGAATATTTCCTTGTCCTTGTAAAATGTTAATACCGTTTATTGTTAAACTAGTTGTGCTAATGGTATTAGCATTAATTGTATTAGTCCATAGATTATTCCAACGATTTGATGTTGATCCTAAATCATAAGTGTTTGTTGTCTTAGGAATAATATTACTAGCAATATCTGCATTAAAAGTTACGATATCTGATGGTTGATTACCAATAATAATATTACCATCAGCAGTAATATTACCTGTAGCATGTATATTTCCTTGAACAAGCATATCAGAATAAACTGAAATTTTTCCTGTTCCGTTAGCTACTAATTGTAAATCTGTATTTGTAGTATTTGTTGAAATAATATTTGATTGAATATTAATTTCACTTACTGTTAAGTTATTTTGATAGATAACTCCACCAGATGTTGAACTTAGTGTTAGTGTTGATCCACTAGTTGATAAAGTATTTCCGCTTAGAAGAAAATTTGCCCCAACAGTGAGAGAAGTTAATCCATCAATGTTAGTAGTTCTTAATGTTCCGTTTACATGTAAATCGTGTGTAGGTGAACTGGTATTGATACCAATGCGTCGGTTATTAACGTCTAAATAAAGAAGGCTAGTCTCAAAAGCTAAATTAACTCCATCTCGGAGAAGATTTGCTTTTAAGAGCGGGCCTGAGATACGACCAACGACCGTCATCAACGCTCCTCACCACCGAGTTTCACGGCTAACCACCTTACATTGCGGGTTTCCACAGTTTAGACATCCAGACTTTGTTGGTATTGTCCGGCGTTAATAATATTTATCCAGAGGGTAAATTAACCTAGTATTAGAGACCAAATATCGGATAAATTGGTAATGTCAGATGTGCTAGTAACAATCGATCCTGCAGATACTACCCATGCTGTTCCATTATAAACTTCCATATATCCGTAGTCTGAATTATATCTAGTTGTACCTATTTCGGGTGTAGGTTGTCTAGTTCCAACATTTCCTGATGGTATAACTATTCCTAATGACCCGGTAAATTTTAAATATCCAGTTCCTGTATGATTCCATACTAGAGGATTATTTGTAAGGTTAGTAATAACATTATTATTAATTTTAATAGAACTATTAAATTTTACTGATCCTGTTCCGTTGGCTTGTAATGTGATATTAGAACTTCCAGAAGTAAATGAACTATTAGATAAAGTTGTAGTACCAAATTGTATTGCAGGTACATTAGTTAATCCTAACGAACTTACCGAAAGTAATGTATTTCCATTACTATTAAAGTTTATTTTTTGATTTGTAGGATCTAGTTGTACATAAGTAAGTCTATCAGAAGAATATACACCACCTAATGTAATTCTTGCTGTTGAGTTTGCTCCTGTAAACAAATAAATTGATGAAGAAACAACATCATTTGGATTAAAATCTATCAAAGGATTATTACTGACAAAGATTATATAATAATCTAATCCAAAATCATTATAAGGACCTTGAACATTTGTAATAGTTGTTCCGGAGGCAAATTGTGATGGATTAGTTAGAGGAGATCCTATACCTAAACCACTTGATTCCCATGATATTTTTGTAGCTCGAAAATAATTCAAAGAAGAAGGTGTTGCTAATCTATAATCATTTGGTATTATTAAATTTACAGTTACAGATTCAGATATTATTCCGCCTGGTGTAATTGGATTTGGAATATAACTAGTGGAATTTTTAGGTAATACTAGTGCAGTATTGCTATTAATCTTTAGAGATTTTGCACCAGTTGAAAGAGTAATATTATCAGTAGAAGTTATACTAGTACCAAAACTTAATGATCCTAGATAAACTGTACCTACTCCATTTATTAACAAATTTAAATTACTATTTGTAATAGTAGTCGATATAGTACTTCCAGAAATTTCAATACTAGATAAATGAAAATCGTTACCCCAAACTGATAACCATTCTGAGGAAGAAGAACCTAACTTATAAAAATTATCATTTTTTGGTATTATATCTTGATTTAATTTAGGATTTATAATAATATTGTTAGTTGATAAACTACCTAGTACTACATTACCTTGTGCATTAAGATTTCCAGAAACATAAAAATTAGTTTGAGCAGAAACATTACTTTGTAAGTATGTTTGAGTTGAATTAGCAGAAAAATTTAAAGATCCTGAAATAGATTCTAAAGTATTTCCTGTTAATAAAATATTTCCTGTAGTAATTTGTGTACTAGTAATAATACTAGAAATATTTGAAGAATCGATTGTTATAACTTCGTTAATTGTATTATATACAGACCAATTAATACTTGTTGTTTTATTAATTGCATCTATATAAAAGTTATCACCGATATTAAGAACACCAGATTCGTTAATACTTACATAAAAAACTTTTCCAGAATTTGTTTGAAGAACACCAGTTGTATGTGAAACCAACGAATCATCATTATAATCATTCTTTCTACTTCCAACATAATAGAACATATGATTATTAAGATTTATTAACGATCCTAAACCGTCTGCATGTGCGCTGTAGTTTCCGTAACAACTCGAAGAATTAAAACTTTTTATATTAGTATTATAAATTTTTCCAGTTACATTAAAACTTGTTCCAAATGGAATATCTGTTACTAGATTATTACTAATATAAACAGTATAATAAGAAATACCATATGATGTTTGTGGTCCTTGAACACTAGTAACTACTGTTCCTGGAACAAAATATGTAGAATTTGTTAAAATAGATCCTACTTTATACCCACTTAGTTCCCAACTACGCTGTGTACAAAGAAAAGATCCTGCTATACTACTGTTATCGTTAACAGTTGAATTTGGAGTAGATGATGCATTGCCACCATCGAGTGTATTAGAATAGTTTCCGTGTGATGTTGATCCATCAACAGTTGATATACGATATTGTGTAGGACTGCTTATAAGACGACTATCATTAGGAGTATTTAAAGTGACTGTTCTATTTCTTCCAGGGCCTAGTGGTACATAATAACTTCTATTAGCGTAATAAGTAAAAATATTTTTAAGTTCTGCTGTAGCACCGTTAATTAGAGTTACAGAATCAACACCTGGTGTAATAAATGTACTATCAACTACAGAAATGCTTGCTTGTATTGACGAAGGATCTGCTACTGATCCATCTAAATAAATTGCTTTACCTGCATCTCCCGTATCAAATCCTCTTGGATCTGAAGCACTTGTAATAGATCCTTTTGTTATTACAGAAACGTTGTAGATATAAGGAGATTTATTATTAAATGTAAATCCAGATGCTAATTTAAAAGCATAACCAGTATTAGCAGAAGAATTATAATAAAAATTACTAATAGTAATATTCACAACTGACGTATCAGTATTGAGTAAAAATGCATCTTGATTATTAGTTAATAAGCTTGGAACTAATATACAAGTTCTAATATCTGATCCTTTAATTGTAACTCCAGAAGGAATTGTTAAAGGAAAAGTTTCAGTGTATGTTCCTGGATAAACATAAACAGTATCACCGTAAGATGCATTTGATAATGCTAGTTGGATACTGTTAAAAGGTGAATTAGGATGATTTCCTGCATTTCCAGAACTGCCATTTGTAGCAACATACCAAATTTTTCCTTGTATTACTCCAAAATGAGTTCCATTTACTATTAAGTCTTGCGACGAAGTTAATGAAGAATAATTTGTTAAACTGTTAAGGTATACTGTTTTCCATTTTAAAGAAGTTGGAGAATTTTGACCTAAATCATAAGTTAATGTTGCATTTGGAAGTAATGGAGTATTAACATCTGCATTAAAAGTTATAGTGTCTTGATTTGTATTATCTCCAAAGATTACATTATTATCAAATGTTATATCTCCTGTAGCATGTAGGCTACCAGAAATATATAAATCATTAGATGGAAGAAATAATTTTCCTGTTCCGTTTGGAGCAATTTCTAAATCTTCACCAGGAGTATCATTATGAATTTGATTAGTAGTAATACTGATATGCCCAGCAGTTAATGTATTACTTGTTGTAATTAAAGATCCTGCTGATAGATATAATGGGCCAACAAGTGTTGATATAGTATTATTGCCATAAAGTATAAGATTACCAACAGTTATAGAATTGTCTATAATTAATCCTGTACTATAAAAAGAACCATTTAAGTGTAAATCTTTAGCAGGAGAAGTATTTTTAATACCTATTCTGTTATTAACAACATCTAAAAAAAGTAAATCAGTATCAAATGCTAGATCTACACCGTCACGTAGCAAATTTGATTTGAGCAACGGACCCGATATACGGCCAACTTGTGTAGACATTTAGTTCTCCAGTTCTTAATATTTATCGGTAATCTTTGGAGATTTAGATATCAAAATTATGTAAAACTGTTATGAGTTTCGACGGAGGAGCTTCATCAAAATTTATATACCATCCTCCAGGTAATTGAATTAATGTGTAGTTTACTTGAAATATTTGAAAAACGTTTTCGACAAAAACAAATATATTTTGTCCAGCGGCCGGCACTGGATTTAATGGTCCAAAACGTGTTTGTGAGTAGTTTCCGTATCCAAGAGTTTGTTGAACAATTTGTGTAGATTCTTTATATCTTAATTGTTTCCATGTTCCTTGAACATAAACTTCCATATCGTTTATATCTGTATTATATCTAATTTGTCCGTTTTCAGGAGCAAGTGGACGCCCTGCTAAATTTCCTTTTGGAACTAACAAAGTACTATTAGATCTCATCTCAACACGACCCGTAAAGTCTTGAGAAACTGTACGATCAGTTCTTCTAAACTTGTTTAGATTCTGTGATTTTAAAAATCTCATTAGATTGCCACCGTACTAATTGTGCATGAAATAACTGCTGGACTAGTTGTATTTGCTACAATAGTGTCACCTGCTTGCAGAACAATTCTTTCAGTATCAAAGAAAACAGTTTCTCCTGCTGGAATCATTAATGCATTTACTATTAAATTTGTATTTGATGGAGAACCAGCCGAACCAGAAACATTTGGAACTAAATGAACATTTAGATATGTTGTATTAGAATCTATTTGTAATGGATTTGGTAAAGCAGTATTACAAAAAATCATTGTAGCGATCATTTGATCATTTGTCGCTGTGAAAATTGTTGTATTTGATGAGTTAACTGCTATGCTTTGTATTGCCATAATTATTACCTTACATTAATATGCTAAAGGCAATTGCCTTCTTCTTACTTATCAATTCGTCTCTTCTATATCCTGGTCCTGGACTAGATGTAGGACCAACATAATATATACCAGTATTTCCTGCACCTTCGATATCACTATAAATTTTTACTGAGTCATTTACATAAGTTGGTGAAGTATTAGTAGGAGTAACTCCAAGGTGTTGTAACCTTAGATCATCTTGTATTTGTACACTACTACCGATACTTCCTGAAATTAGAATAAGATCTGTTCCAGATGTAGTTGATATTGTAGTATTACTAAAATTTAAATTAAAAATATCTACATATCCACTTCTAAAATCGGTAATTTTATTGCCATCGACATAAGAAATAATACTGCTAGTATAACCATTAACATAAATTCTATCTGCTTCGTTAGGTCTATTTGAAAGTGTAACAGTAGTTGTTAAAGATATTGTAAAAAATAAGTCTAATAAGTTAGCAGTAACAACAGTCCAAGTTCCGTCAAGTCCTGAAATTTGCGAATTTACGATAGTAATAGTACCACCAACGTAAACATTTAAATCTCCATTAGTTGCTAGATTATGATTTACAGTAACAATATTATTTGGAATACCTCCAGTATCATAATTTGAGATTGAAGAAGCAATATTGTTATCATAAACAACTATTCTTGTATCATCTTTTTTAATTTGACTAGCAGGATTAGAACTGATTTGAAGATTTATCTTATCAATGACTGCTTGCATATTTGGAATAATATCTTTATCAAATGGTAAAAGATTATTATTATAATCTAAAACTTGTCTTTCATAATTAGTTGTTCCGGTAACTGTTATAACTCCAGTTCCTCTGTTTATTAAAGCAAGATTTTGACCATTTGTCTCAATTGAATTAGTTTTTATAGCAGAAAGATTTCCATTTGTTTTTGTTTGAAAAATAAAATAACCATGATCTTGTACATTGGTTACAGGATTTTGATATGGAGTTTCAATCCAAAGTAATCGTGCGTTACCATTAGAAGCAATACCTCTATCAATTTCAATTCCTGCTTCTAATAATGTTACACCACTTCCTGATTCACCTTTATTGAGGACAAGAATATTGTCCTCAATAGTCATGTTAGTTGTATTAACTGTAGTAGTATTACCTTGTACAGTTAAATCACCTGTGATATACACTAATCCTGCATTAGTACCTGTATCTAAAAAGATATTACCACCAAATGGAACAGACAACTTGTAATCATTATTAATTCTCTTAACATGAGGTGTTGCTATAGAACTTAGCGGTGGATTAGGTATAGTCATTTATATTCCTTAGCTAACTTGAGTTAGAACAATATAATCGTTTGTTGAGTCATTGTCAAGGAACCATGTATAACGGTTTCCATTCCAATCTGTTGCTAATCTTTTTTCTAATTTAGAAAGAACAACTTTTGTTCCTGAATTGCTTCCTAAATAACCAAAGAGTTGCATCTCACCATTATTTGCCGGAGTTCCACTTACTAATTTACAAACAGCAGTCTGTGCTCCTGCATACTCGTAAACTTTATATTTGCGAGCACCTTTTTGATTCATAACAAAGCAATCAGTATATAATCCACCATTGATGTATGCTGTTACTCTAAGACCAGTTGCTGTTCCTGAAGGATATTCTCTACAACGATTTCCTAATACGTCATCATATAACGGGCGTCCCATTTTTTTCTCCTTATTGCCGTTCTAGGGCTACGGGGTAGGGTTCCCCATAAACCATTCGGTAATAATATTTATCTTTTGGATAAAGATGCTATTAGCAGTATTTTTGAAAACATTTTAATAGTATCGTTAATATCCCTCAACTTGTCTTTTCTTAATTGTTGAAAGTATATAGAATCTTTATGTTTTCGTACTTCAATATCTAATACAGCAAGATCTCTTACTTTTACTTCTATATTCTTACACATACGATTATAATCAAAAATAAATTGTGGGAAAGGCCTAAGCATTTTCCTTAATTTTATTTGTACTTTATACCAATCTTCTGGATCTTCTATCTTTAATTCGTCCATTTGGTATTTAAGTCAAAAGAAAAGCGGGCATAAAGCCCGCTGATCTTATAATGTTTCCTAAAGATATTAGGAAAACTTTACAGTTCCGTTTGTTACACCAACTAGTCCGAGGTAGTCAGCAGCGTTACCTAATGATGAAGCTGCATTGCTGAGCTCTACATATCCGTAACGTGTCATGAAGCTAACAACTGGTTCGAAAGTTGATGGATCAAGTACAACACCGCTTGACATTAGTGGAATGTATGGGCAGTAGAACGCAGCAGCGTCTGATTCACTTGAACCTTTGTAACCAATGAGAACTGGTGTGCTGTCTGATGCATAAGCATTAACATAAACTCTCATTGAGCTGTTGAGTGTACCAACGAACTTGGTGTTTGTTGGAGCCTCAAAAGTACCTTCAGTAGTACGAGCAAATGCTGAAGTAGTTGCTGACTGAAGGATAGTTAGAGCGAACGGAGAAACAACTGCCCAGTTACCAGCACCGCGACGTGTACGTTGAGCGATGAGGTTAGCTACACGGTTGATCTGAACTGCAAGAGCAGCATGTTCGTCACCAACGAATGTTGCAACACCACTTACTACTGATTGGTCGTATGTTTCAACGGCTGTACCAGCAAGTGTTTGAAGTGAACTTAGGATTTCCTGATCGATTTCAGCAGTAATTTCCTGAGCAAGTGCTGCCATGATTTCTGCTTCAATATCGATACCTTGTTGTGCCTGAGCATCCTGAGCAGCTTCGAAAGTCCAACGTGCGCTGAGCTTACGTGATTTAGCTTCTACGACCTGCTTTAAGATCTGGATGCTTAGACGCTTACCAGCTGTACCTTCGAGTGATGCAGTTGAGTTAGCTCTTGGTGTTGCACTTACTTCGTTACCTGAGTAAGCAGCAGCAATTTTGAATGGGCTTAGAGCCTCTTCGCCTGCGTTTACACCAGCACCTGATGAAGTGTCAGCATAACGTACGCGAAGTGTATGGATCTGGCCAACTGGACCAGTCATTGGCTGAACGCCAACGAGTTCGTTAGCAATAACTGTCGGCATAACACGACGAATTACTGGAAGAATAACTCTGTTAAGAGTTGCGACATTACCGGCAGATGTAGCACCAGCTGTGGCTGACTCTGAAAGATACTTACGTGTATTTTCAAGAGTAACTGCCATTACTGACTTACGATTTCCTTGAAGGCCTTCGAGAAGTGCCTCTTTAGTGTCCTGCCAGCGGCTTTCTAATAGTTCTGACATAGCTTAAAACTCCTTATTTTAATCCCGCTAGTCTACGGATATCAACAATGTTGCTTTCAGCAGCATTGGAATTGATATTTGTTTTATTTCCTGTTATTTCTTTTGCCTCAACTAGTGCCTGCTTGGTTGCCGAATTATCCGACATAACTGCCGGTAAGTATTTGTCAAATGCAGCACGAAGCTTAGATGTCTGAACACTCTCTAAGAGATTTGACATAACTTCACGCTTATCTTTTCCGAGTGGTGAAAGAAGTTCACTAATAACTTCTTTACGAGCAGTTAAATCACGCATAAGAGTGATTTCTTGTTCTTTACTCTCGACTAACTTTGACTTTTTCACAGCGATAGTTTTTGCTTCAACTAATTCTTGTTCTTTTTGTTTAAGAACATTCATAAGTTTAGCAACTTCACCCTTTTCGCTGAGATAACTGTGGGTGTATTCCGAAGCAAAGGCTTCGAAGATTCTACGACCAAAGTCATTTGATCTAGCTGAAGTAATATCTTCCTTTAGCTGATGAATTTCTGACTTTAATGTCTTAGCAACTGTTTCTTCAACGATCTTTGCAGAACGCTTAATGAAATTAGATTTAACTGTTTCAAGATGATTTTTAGCTTCTTTAACTAGTTTAACCTTAGTTTCAATAACTTCTTTTCTATCAGTTGCGAACTCTGCAATTTCCTTAGAAAGTTGTTTTACAACAAATTGTTCTAATTTTGCAAAGTTATTTGACATAATCTTTTGGTCTTCATGAAGTTCTGAAAGTTCTGATTTTAACTGACGTGTAACAAATTCCTTCATTACATCAGCATCAGACTTCATCTTCTTTACATAGTTTGCTTTAGCTTCAGCAAGTTGCTTCTTGTCCTCTACGAACTCAGCAATTTCGCTTGCAAGACGGTCAGTCATTAACTTGTCCATTGCTTCAACAAGTGCTGCCTTCTCATGCTCAAACTTACCAGCAAACTCTTCACGAAGTTGTGCAGTAACCTGGTCACGGTTTTCTTGGATTCTTTTGTTCCAAGCATCTTCGATATTTGCCTTGATCTCCTCGGAAACCACATTGTTCTCAAATAATTGCTTTAATACATCCAACATATGTGTATCTCCTAACTTATTGGAGGCCTCGTATGATATTTACGAGTTGGTCTTGTAAAAATCTTTGTGCCTTTGGATCGCCTTGTAATTCTCTTGCCATATTTAAAGCCTTGTATCCACCTTTACTATTCATAAGGTGTTCATAAACAACCGTAGGATAAGCCCCAGGAGCAGAAGGTTGAGCAACAATATCAACAGTTACAATTTCAAAGTCACTAACTTGACCCGAACCGTCCTCTTGAACATTGCCGCTTCCTCTGCTACTAACGCCTAGCTTTACGCCTGATTCTAACATTGTTCTAATCAACTGACCCATTGGAGTTGGTAAAATCTTTAACTTACCATATCCGTTAGGACCATCCATCCACATCTCGGTAATCATGTGTGAAACACGATCTAAGTTGATTCTTAAGTCTTGTGGATGGTCTACTTCTCCAAGTACACTGTATCCGCCACTTATTTGATCGTTAAGTGTTTTGACAGCCTTAGCGATTTCAGGAACAGGATAAACTCTTTGATTAGCATTTTTTACACCACCTTGGATGCAAATGCCTTTCATATAAAGGTTTTTCCCGTCTTTATCATCGCTCTCAACGACCATTTTAGCTTGGTCGAATGATAGATGTTCTTGAAGATATAGCATCTATATTAACCCTTCTGTGGCTTTAAAATGCTTTTTGTATTTGCAGCAGTTTCTCCAGCGCCTTTCTTTTCAGCACCATGTCCTTTAGAAACTGAACTTAACTTTGTAGCATTCTTAGCACCAGGAACGTTTACGTTACCAAAGTTTTCTTCTTTGGTTGTTGGATTTAGAAGACCACCAGCAGTTCCTTTTGTGCTTCCTTCGCCACCACGTGCGATGTTAGCAGTTGTTCCGCCCATGTCATTCTTTGAAGCAACTGTGCTCTTTGTATTTGCTCCCGATGGTTCTGAAGTACTAGCAACCTTGCCACCTTTATAAGCATCACCAATCTTTTCAACGTATTCTCTCATTTGCTCAACAGGTGAAAGGTCAATGTCTTCGATATCTTCGAAGTTGAAAGACTCGTTTTCATCTTCCTCTTCCTCTTCACCTTCTTCGCTATCACCAAAGTCTGGATCATCAACACCGTCGTGATGCTCTGGCTCATTCTTTTCGTCTGCCATTAGAGCATCAAACTCTGCCTTAAGATCTTCAAGTGCATCTTCGAGATCCATTACACGATCTTCAATGTCACCGTCGGCACCCATATCATCATGATCGTTACCGTCCATGTCATCCATGTCATCATCGCTATCATCACTTACATCATGCATCATATCGTCTGTTGGATCACCACCAACTGCTGGCTCTTCAGAGAAAGCAATGAATGCTTCTTCAACAGCATCCTCTTCCATTTCTTCCTCTTCTTCCATGTCTTTGTCTTTGCATGAAGCTTCATCAACTTCAACGTCTTTCATCTCTTCTTCAAAGAGACCTTCGTAAATTTCACGTGACTTATTAACAACTAGTGCGTGAAATAGTTCTTCTGCTTTTTCCTGCTCGCCGTTAACAATGTACTCAAGCAATTGTTCAAAATTTTGTTTGGCCATGATAAATCTCCTATAGCTAAGGCTGTCGTATTATTTACGGATTTATTTAATCAAATGGCGGAAAATAGGTGAAAAATCGCAGATTTGGAGTCGTTGGGGAGATTTATCGTAATTTGCTCCACATTTCTTCGTAGGATATTTGTTTCAAGTTATTTATCTCACGCCAATTAGATATGTTATCTTTAATATTTTCAATAACTCTATAAAAGAAAATATGTTTAAACTCACCAAATAATGTTTCTGTTTGTGATAACCAATTGCCGTAATATGTTGCACAATCTATTGATCTTTTATAATTAGGAGTATCAGAATAAACATTATTAAATTTATCGGTTATTCCTACATAATCAAATCCTAATATATATATTTCTTTATATTGATCAATACAAGCCTTATGTAAGGCCGTTGGTCCACTTGACCATCCCCTAGGACTTTTAAAAAAATTTAAATTTTTAAAATTCTTATATGAATTATTAGGATTCGTCCATACTTCGTGCTTTAATTGATACTCTTTTTGACAAATTTCTGTAATCATTTTAGGATCTACAGCAATTAAATAATCTGGATCAAAGTCTCTATACAAAGCATTACATCCATAAATTTTTCCGTGCTTCTTTAAATCTTTAGGATCAACTACTAAACGACTTCGACCATTTCCTAATACAAAGGCTCTAAACATTAAGCAGTTGGCTCTGCAGGAGGCTGTGAATACATCTTACTAATAGCCTCAACGTCATTTTTTTGATCTAAATAATGTTGATCACTTGCACGTCTAAGTTGATTTATCTGTTTTAATGTTAATCGAATCTTACGTGTATCACCCTTTTTAAGTTCAGATTTATCATTCTCAGGATCATAATGATTATCCTGAGTCATATCGTCATTTTCCTTGTTAAAGTAAAAAAGTTCACGTAGTATCATATTGTATTTATCTTTATGTTCCAGGTGTTGAAGGTAATGGTGCTGCTGGAGCAGTAGTTGTTGGCATTGCTTGTGCTCCTGGTTCACCTTCTATTCCTTCTTCACCTTCTGGTGGAGTTTCTAATCCTGCTTCTAATCCTCCACTAGTAATGCCCATTCCACGGAGTTCTGCTTGTGATCCTGATCCTGTATCTAAAATATCTTTATTTTCTTCTCTCCAGAGTCGTTCATTTTCTATTATTTCTTCTTGGCTTAAACCAAGATAACGCTTCATTGCAAATCTTTTACTCATATAAGGAACTTCTTGCATTGTTGTAAACGTTTGAACACGAGAAGTATCAAGTTCACTAAGTCTATAAGCAGCAAAATTTTGTGGAGGATTAAATCTTAAATCAAATAACGAATCATCAATTACAATACCTTGATTCTTCATAAACAATTTAAATTCAAGATCAAACTCACCTTCAATTAAACTTTGAAGTCTTTCACAATATTTGTTAAATCTTAGTTCTTGAATATAAGCAGTACCAACACGACCATCACTAAAAACAGCAGAAGAATCGTCTGGACCTGTTGGCAAATAACTACTTGGAATACGTAATGCACGGAATAACTTATTAGTAAAGTAACGTAAGTCGTCAATTTCACCTAAATTAGTACCACCTGGTAATGTTTCTACTTTAGATCCACGTCCTTCCGCTGTTTGAGGAAAGAAATAATCCTCATTTATACTTAAAGGATTGTAACTTGAATCAACTACACTTGTTCCACCACCTGTAGAACTAGGAATTCTACGCTGATGTATCTCATTTTTAACTCTTTCAACAAATTGCATAGCCATATGTGATGGCATATTACCAACATCGATGTAAAATACACGACGTTCTGGTGCTCTTTGAACACGATAAATGATAATTGCATCTTCTAAAAGCTCTTTTTGCTTATAAACCTTAAAAACTGATTCAAGCAATGAATTTCCAAATGGATAATTGTTATCTAAACCTTCGCTTAGACTAAGATGAACCATATGTTTTGCTTCAATAGCAAATTCATTCTGTGCTACACTGAATCTTGTTCCTGATTGCTGCGGATAAGCACCAGTCATACCACGTGCTCCGGCTCCACCTGTAACATAAGCAGTACCACCAGGTTGCGTATTTTGGTTGCTTGGATTAATTTGTGTAACTGTTAGATTAATAAAATTAGGATTAATATCACGAATTATGTATTGCTCTGGTTTTTTACCATCGCTTTCATTAACAATAATTTTAACTAATTTACCTGGATCAATGTAAAACCATTTTAATGTTTCTGGATCTCTAATAAAAAAACTGTCTCCATACTTCATCACATTACGAAATATTCGAAACATACGTGTTTCAAACTTCTGTAATCGGCTCCATTTTTGCAAATAATCACGTATTAACTTAATCTCAACACTAGATGCTTTGTCTCTAAAATTAATAAAGAAAGGAGTTCCATTCTCTGCATTTTCTTGAGTTGAAAATTCACTAATAATATCAAGAGCAGCATTAACTTCTGAGTCCATATCCATAGTATCATACTGAAGATAACGTTCAATTCTATTAGGACTACCAGTATAAACATCTGGAAGATATGATGAATAATTAGTTTTACTTGCAGAACTTCCACCCGAATTAGAAAATGGACTTAAATTACCACTTGAATTAACGGGAGTAAAATATTTCTTCCAGGACATTTAGATCTTTCAATTAAACTGCGCTTCTACGACCTTTAACAGAGTCAGCAGTATCTTTAGTATTCTGCTTCATCTCTACTATATGTATTATCAATTCGTCTATTTTATTATTTAGTTGTTTTTGTAGGTCATCTGTGGTCATTTCTGAAGTAGGATTCGATGAAGCAATAACTCTAGTTGACGGTGAAGCAGTATTATCAACTGAGGCTTTAGCAATACTAGGCATATCTTTTAATTGTTTTTCTAATTTAGTTAAACTGTCAGACAATTTATCAATTGATTTTATATAATCATCAACTCCTTTTGATTGATTTGTGAGATTATCATTTATAGTAGTATTAACTTTGCTAATTTCTGCAATAGAATTGCTTACAGCAACCATGTCAGAATTAGATAATTTAGATATAGTTGCTGCAAAAGAAGATATATTTTTATTAGCATTATCAAAATTAATTTGATTGAGATTAACAAATGATTCTGTTAAACTATTAGACAAGTTTGATATTTTAGTAACATCGACACTAGAAAACTTTGAAAGTCCATCTACGAACCCGACAAAAACTTGTACAGAAGAAGGTGTTAATTTAGAAATTGATTCGGACGTATCTTTGACAAAACTTATTAGAGAATCTTTTACAGTATTCATAGAGTTTGGCAATTTTTGAGAAACATTAGTATCTAAAAATGGTTTTAAAGATGTTAATAATGTTGTAACATTTCCAATAGAGTCAAGTTTAGATAAATCAATTTTTCCTAGATTTGATAAAGAAAATACAATTGATTCTATACCTTTTCCTCCGGCAAATTCCTTAATTCCGTCGCCTAATGCTTCTAATACTCCACCACCTGTAAAAGATGCTACTCCTTCATGAAATGCTTTTAAGGCTGGACCAGCTTGTGTTAGTTTTTCTATATTAATATCATTTATTTTCTTAAGAGAATCAACTAATTTATCTATTCCACCACTACCTAAGAAGTTTACAATTCCACCTGCTCCTAAAGAAGCAATGGCTCCTCCAAGTAAAGTAATAGCACCTGTTCCTTTAATAATTTCATCAGCATTTATTTCTTTCATAGATTTAAAGAAATCTATGACTTTACCAAAACTATCACCAACAGATTTTATGGCTTCAGAAACTGCCCAGAATGCTCCACCTAAAACTCCAACCGGAACTGTTAATTCCCAAGCAGGAGCAACTAATTTTTGTAATCCATTTGCTAAAAATCCCATACCTGCTGCAAGTCCTGCTCCTGCTACAACAGATCCTACTGCTGTTACACCAAAAAACTTACCTAAATCTGCTAATGAAGGAACCATGCTTATTAAAGATTTTAATCCGCTAGTCATTTTATCAAACATACCACCAACATCAGGAAGTGCTAATGCAGGATTTTCTTTACGCATTTTTTCTTGTTCTTCTGGAGTTGCTTTTTTATATGCTTCTTTTTGTAATTGTTGTTCTGGAGTTTGTCCTAATAATCCACTAATAACAGCACTTATACCTTCTGTTATAACATTTATAGCACCTGAAAATGTTTGTCTAACCCAATTCCATAAATTTTCAGGTTTTAAATCTCCTCTTAAGAAACTATCAATGAAATTTGAAATACTATCAACAAGTTGATCAACCCAATCAGCAGCCTTATTCATAACTGGTTCTAATTTAGATATAATGGCAGGGGCTTTATTTTGTATAATTTCTGCAAGTTTATTAAAAGCATCTTGAATTTTTTTCATTGTGCCACTGCTAACAAATGCTTTAAGAAAAAGATTTTTAACTCTGTTAATTATTTCTCCAAAACTTGAGAATAAACCGATTATTCCATCCATGGCTTGCCTTCCTTCAAGTTCGGCTTTGCCATTTGATCCTGTAAATTTCTTAATAGATGCAAGATATTCTTGCATTGCTTTAAGTTCTGGTATTCTAGCAATTTGTTGTTTAGAAAATCTTCCTAGAAAATTTTCAATTTGACCAACTTGTCTTTCATATCCTCGTAATTGTTGTTCAATGTCTAATCGACCTTCACCTAATGCTTCTTGAAATTCTAAGATTCCTGGAGCAGCTACAGTTAACATTTTTGCAAATTTATCTCCCGGATCGATAACTCCACTCATCATATTCTTTAAACTATCAAAAACTTTAGGATCTAACTCAGCATTCATTAGTGCTAATCCATCTCTAAAGTTTATTAAGGCTTTACCTGTAAGTTTTGTTTGTAAAGCCATCATTCTACCATCAGAAAGTTGTTGTAATACACCTTCTTGTAATTGATCTGTAGAAACTCCAGTAACTTTTGAAAGAACATTTAAATCTTTTGTATAT